ATCCAGACATGGCAATTCTCCTTGTAATGCGAGTCCAAAATTGACTCTCATTGATGCCCGATAGTCTACCAATAATTCGGCGCCTACTGGGATTGTACGCAAAGCAACGGCATAAATGTCGTCACCTTCTTTTTTTGGCTCTACATTGGCCTCAAGCGAATGGTTTGTATACCGGCCACCTGGTGTTCGCTTGCCGCTCAACCGACCAGCGCAAACCACTTCGCCGGCGGCAAAGGCTTTTGTGGCGAACAGACCTTTGCCGTGTATGGGTGAGTCTTTTACCTCGACAAAATACTCAGCCGGCATTTCTATCTGATCCGACTCAATCTGAACAATTTTGTCCATTTCGGCTTGGGTCATGCCCATCTGATGCAGAAAAGCGCCGTAATCCACTTGCGCTTTTTGAACCGCAGTTCGACTGTCGGCCAGCCCGCAAGCTGGTATTTCATACAGTCTTTTTTCAACAATGTCTATGTCGGTGCAGTTGTCAGAATTTGGGTAAATGTCAGTCCAGACCACTTCATCATCAAACACACGCCCCGCCCGCTGCATTCCCGCTGGCGCGTCAAACGCGCATGGCGCGGTAAGGACTTTTACGCCGTCATCTGTGTTTACCGCAATCGTGCCTTTGTCAAGCCGCACCTTGTACGGCGTTTTGTGCGCGGCCCCTGTCAATACAGTCCACGGCGGTATCGTAATGGTTCGCTCGTACACCCCGTCAAAAAACGTGTGCTTCGTAACAATATCGGCTTGCGGCAGTTTTAGCAATTCATCTTGCAGCACCCGCACTTTAGCCGGCGTTATGTCCGCAAAATCAAAGGCGTTGTCGCAAACCATTTCCATCAGGATATTTCCCTGCCGCTGACGCGCATGTTGATGGCGCTGCCCGTGCCGGCGATTGTTGAGATAAACCCACCAGGTGGGATGATCTGGCCTACCAGTTCTGGAAAAGTGTACACCTCGGCTGGCGACAGTGACTTTTCCTTGGTGATCAAATTCAAGTTGCCTGCTGTCCCAGCCAAAGTCACAAAATTTACGCTGATCGTTGCAGTGCTGGCGCTAAAGTTGGTGGCGGTGAATTTGTCAATGATCGTTGTGACGCCGTTGGCCGTGTACTGCGTTGTTTGCGTGGCTTCAACGATCTTGGCCGGCACCAAATTTTTTGCTGTTACGGTCATACGCCAATCCTTTTACATGACAACCCAACGCGAACCAGAGGCGACTGTCACTACAACACCGCTAGAAATCGTCATAGGCCCCGCCGATAAGCCAGCAGTCCCGCTGGCGATAGTATAGCTGGTAGACACTGTAGTGCTGTTAATTGTGATGCCGTTGCTGGATATGTGCGCGGGGGCGGTAAGTTCGCCCGTAGACGGCTTGTAGAGTAGCTTGGCGTTGCCGGTGTACAGCGTGGTGGCTGTGCCCGAGGTGGCCGTCAAAAAGGTCGGGTACAGGTTTGTAGCCGTTGTAGTGTCGTTGGCAATCGTCAAAGACGCGCCCACGGAAGCCCATTTGACGCCCGTGGCAGCAGCCGAGTCGGCCACCAAGGCAAACGTGTCCGCTCCAACACCCAAACGCACATTGTCTGTGCCGTTGGAGACAATTAAGTCGCCTTTGGTGGTGGTCGGCGATAGAGCGTCAAAGGCGTTAACCGCCGTTGTCTGGCCCGTACCGCCGTTGGCTATGGCTACGGTGCCCGTTACGTTTGAGGCTGTTCCAGTGGTGTTCTGGTTAAGCGTAGGGATGTCGGCGGCAACAACTGCGCGGAATGTGGGCGTGCCCGCCGATCCGTTGGGCGCAGCTAAAAACGTATTGGCTGCTTGGGACGCAAAATCAGACGGCGTGACGGCCAGCGTGCCGCCCAGCGTCAAGCTGCCGGAACTGGTGACAGTGCCTGTTAGGGTTAACCCGCTAACTGTGCCCGTGCCGGAAACAGAGGTGACTGTGCCTTGTGGGTTGGCGGCAGTGGTGATTGTAGTAACGCGGCCATAAGTGTCCACCGTAACCACGGGAATTAGCGATGACGAGCCATACGCACCAGGGGTCACAATGCCGCTAGCCAAGTCAATGACCGGCGTTGCCCCGCCCGTGCTGGTTATGTTGCCCGCAGTGCCGCTGACCGATGTGACCGTGCCGCTGCCAGTGCCCGCACCAATGGCCGTGCGAAAAGTCGCCGCGTCAAGCGTGGAGACAGTGTTGTCAGCATTGATACGGACAAAAGTGATTGCGCTGGGGTTGGGCAGCGTGAAGAAGTTGCCGCCAACAGTCGTAGCGCCAAGCGATGTGCGGCCAGTAGCGGCAACCAGGTTGGTCGCGCCGCCGTCCCATTGTTGGCGTTCGGCATACGCGGTGTCCCACTCAGTTTGCTTGGCCGTTGTAGGAATGGAGTACCCACTGGCGTAGGACACGGCCAGCGTGCCCGCTGAAGTGATTGGTGAGCCTGCAACTGACAAGCCCGTGGGCACCGTCATAGCGACTGAAGTCACCGTACCAAACGCGCTTTCGCCGCCGCCGCTTGGCGGGCCTATCTGCAAGTCATCCAGCGATGTGATGTTGTTGCCGGAACCCGTCAAATCAAACAGGTTTAGAAAAAAGCGATACCACTGACGCGACATTAACCCCGTACGCGGATCAATAAGCTCGACCCGCGAAGAGGGTATGTTCGTTATGTTATTTTCAGGCATTGGTCGGCGTTACAAAGACTTCCGCGCCCAAGATGGTTATCTTCACGGGGTCAGTGCCCGACACTTCATAAACGCGGTCGCGCAGCTTGAGCGTCATGCCCAGCCGGCGCCAGATGCAGCGCTTGAAGTATTGGCCGATCTTGCCGATTGACTGCCAGTACTCGTTTGACCAGGTGTGCCCACCATCGTCAGACCAGCGCAGCATGACTTGAGGGTCTTGGCCTTGGCCTAAGTTGATGCCTACGCCAGCCTCGCAGTCAAGCTGAAGGTTGTGCTGCGATGATCGCTTGAGGGTGTTTTGGCCGGTAGGGATAGCGCGCCACGACCGCAACCACTTTTGAATGTCGTTGTTGTCCGCGTACACATCCAAGTCAAAGACATAGATGTTGCCGTTTTCGTAATCGCCCACGATGATGTTGCCGCCAAAATTGCACTGGCAGTTTGACCGATGGCGGGTAAATTGGCCGTTGTCCCAACCCGCCCGTTCGTGCCATGCTTGGGTGGCGACATCGTAAACCCAAGTGGCATTGCCGCTAGGAAAAGTCAGCACGTAGAAGGCGTGGCCTTCTTGCTGGTAAGTGTAGGCCACCGCGTCCGAAATGTTGCCGTATTGGGCGATAGCGTATTCGATTGCATGGGTAGAGATGCGTTGGCCGGTGTAGCCGTTGGCACGGTAGACAATGCCTTGCCCACGGGCGTCAGTGCCCAGCCAAAACAAGCCGTTGTCTAGCTTGGCAATGGAAAACGCCGCTACGCAGCCGATCTCATTGAAGGCGCCTTGAATGCGGGCCAAAGGAAAATCAGCCAAGCCAGCGTCATACCAAACTTCAACCGAGTCTGTACCAAACAGCCAGACTTCGCGGTGGTCAACAATTATGCCGACCAGACCGTCAGGCGAGCCTTCGGAACTGGCAAAGTCCAGCGGGTCAACTTGGGTGCCCTCAAACAACTGCGTCACCCAAAATTTTTGGCTGTCCGGCTCGTTGAACACAAAATAGCCGTCCAAGTAACCAACCGTCACCGCGCCAGGGAAGTCAATGTCCGTGATCTCGGCAAAGGTGTTCAGCGTCTCGTTGTAGATGTAGCTGCGCGGATTGCATGCAATAAACAACTGCGTGCCGTTGTCGGCGATAGACACCGGCCCCGTGCCCGAGATTGTGCCCAGCAGCGTAGGTGTGCCGGTCAGGCTGCTAACTTTGTAAAACTCTTGGCCTGATGCAACATAGAAGTCAGACCCGTTGGTCTGGTGTGCCCACAGCCCGCGAACAGGGCCGGTGCCGACCGTCTGAAGATATTTCAGACCAGGGCAGCGCGACAAAAAACCAGCCTCTTTGCCGCCCTCTGGAATGACCTCGGGAAACAGATTGACCATGCGGTTGTCGGCAGCGTTGATGCTGCGGGCAACATACGAGGAGCCAAGAATTGGCGTTTTCATCAGTAATTTCCGGCGTAGATGTTAAACCGCTGACGAGTTGCTACGATGGCGTAAGGCATCGACATCACATCATCAGGGTTGTTGATGCGCTTGAGGTTGCGCTTGCTGGTCATAGCAATACGCTGCACTTGGCGACTTGGCTCAACGCCGTACTCTGGCGCCATTTCCATAGCCAAGTTGTAGGTGAACGCACGCAAGTAGCCTGGTGGAAACAACAGATCGGTCACCAGTGTGGCCGGCTCGTCCAGCTTTTGAACCGAAATAAAGTGCCACTCCAGATCGCGTGTAGGACGGGGGTAGATTGACATCGTGACATCGGGAAACCCCATGTTCACAAAGATCACTTGCGGGTAGGTGCTGGTTACAGTCTTGACCGCAATGCCGTTGTACTGCTGCTGGTTGATGAACTTGATGCCAAACGACACGTTGGTGCCTGGATCGCGGTAGTAGGTGGCCTCGTCCAACAGCACGGGGCGCAGGCCAATAAAGTTACCGGAAGGGCCAAGCGTGCGGATGTATTCGCCTGCGGGCCATGTAAAAACTTGATCTTGTGTGCAAAAGACAGACAGCCGCTCGGTGTCCCAAGAGTCGATCATCTGGTTCATCGCCATCAAGCCGTCTTGCGACATAGCTGCCGATGGAGTTTCGTTTTCGGCCAATACGCCAAGCAGGCGAAGTGCGCGATTGATTTGATCGCCAGCGGTGTAAACGGCCATCTCAGACTCCTTCGGCTACAGCCTTACGTGTGTATTTGCGCTTGACTTCCAGCGCATTAACCGCTATTTCAGCTTCAACTGCCGGCGCGGGTGTGTCAGGATTGTAGCGTGTCCAGCCGTGTGTTTCATCAAACACGGCTTCAAGTTCCATCGTGGCAACTTTGGCCCCGTGGACGGGGTGCTGAAGATAAATGTTCATAAGAAAACGGGGGCCGAAGCCCCCGCTTTTTAGTTAGATGCAATCAGACCGACAGTTTCAAGACGTGATTCAACTTGAGCAAGGCGGGCTTGCAAGTTGGCGATCACAGACAAAACAGTGTTACCTTCATCTTTGGTCGCAAAACCAAAGGGGGTAGTCTGAGTTAAGTCTTGAATTGCGTAATCAGCAGTGCTTGGCGCAGTGCTGGTAATTGAGGTCAACTGAGTAGTCAAGGCAGCGCCTTGAGCCACAGGGGTTGTACCGTAAAAACCAGCGGTGCCGCCAGCTTTGCCCATGATTGCGCCGTCCAATTGTGCGTCTTCAAACGCAACGCCTACAGCTTTAGTATTTGGCATAGTGTTTCCTTAAAAACGGGGCCGAAGCCCCATTCGGTTTAGGCAATGCGGTATGCAGTCCAAGTACCATCGCCGGTTTTACGGGCGCGGAACTGAGCAGAAGTAGCTTCTGACACGACAGCGTTACCAACAATTGTCCAGCCAGTGCCGACAGCCAGAGTCACGTCATCGGTGGTTGCATCAGCGTTGATGATGATGAAGTCAAAAGAAGCGTTGACTTTTGATGCAGCCGAGATGTCGGCTTCTACCAATGCCACGGTGGGCAAAGTCAGACTACCGGCAGTGCCGTTGAACACAAACAAGCCATTAGCCAGTTCAGCAGCCGTCATTGTTGCGGCAGCAGCCACAGCAGTAGGAGCGCCTTGAACCGACAGAACAGCTTCACCGATATTGCCGTCACCAAGCTGGTAGCCACCAGCGCCATTAGGGAGTGCCATGATAATTTCCTTCAAAAAGATTTAGAAAACGCCCCCGAAGGGGCATTAGGTTTAGCCCCAGATGCGGCAGGCCATTTGTGGACGGATGGTGCTGAAGCCGTACAGAACGTCAATACGGCAAGGCATACGGTCGTTGTTGATGTCGTACTGACGAACAACGCGCAGGCTGATACCGTTGTGAACGGCACGAGCAGCCATGTCAACGCCTTGTGGCAGCAACAGGTCAGCAGTGGCGAACGTGATGGCGTCTTTGTGGTAGACCAAGTTCTGAGCGTACTGAGTAGAAGCAGAGCCTACAAAGGTCACAGTTGCGCCAGTTGCAGGCAGCACGTCCACAGTAGCCAGAGCGTGGTTGGCCGAGTACATCGGAGCAACAGTCACAGTCCAAGTGCCGGACGAAGCAGTGGCGTCAGCCAGAGCAACGAACTGGAACAGCGAACCAGTGGACTCGCGGGTCTGTGGGTTGACAGCATTGCAAGCACTGACTGTGAACACGTCACCAGCTTTGATGGTGGTAGACACAGAGCCTTGTTCCAACAGAATGGAAGAAGCACC